AACACATTTACCAATCAAATTCATTATGTCTACAATGGTGGTGATAGTGATGGGCTCACCACTATTCTTTTCAAGTACATCTCTGATTGCTCCGTGTACTTCTTCTAATGGGTCAGGTCCACTTGCAACGCCACCAAATCCACTGATAGGCTCTCCTGCAAGTCTTATCTTTGAATAATCAAACTCCATAGGAGATGTACCGTGAAAGTAACTTTCTAATAATAGTTTCATCGATTCTACCCAACCTTCTCTTGTGTCAGGTATTTCATAGACTTGATTATCTTTATCTTTGTCTATCCCTTTAACTATTATTTCTCCTGCTCCTTTAGTATCAAATCCTACTCCGACACCTAACATACTCGCATCCATTAAAAAACAAAAAGGTTTAGCATAGTCTTCTTTAAGTGTTTTTGTTGATACAAAGGCACAATTATTTAGGGCGGCGTATAAACCTTTTTGTTCTGTGATTGGTGTACCCATAGCCCACAGACCGCGTCCAGGAGGCAAAAACTTCATCTGAAATATACGCTCATACATATCTTGAGCACTCTTTTGAGCTTGCCACGCATTCCACCCTAATTGGTGTGATTCAATCCAATTCTTTTGCATATTGTAAGTACCTTCTACAACACGCTGAACCGTCTCCCACCATCGTTCATTCTTACCATCTTCTTTGATTCTTGAGTAGGTTCTCATATAAACTAATTCACCGAGACCATTAAAACCGAATGGTGCTTTTTTCCGTTTATATCCGTTAATAAAATTATCTGAAAGTTTAAATTTGTCCATTTATTGTATCCTTATTGTATCTCGCCCGTAACATCTATAATTAGAGTATATACACGATTTAATCGAAGCCTTTCATATCTTTTGTCTTATAATCTTGATATTTCTGACCGAGAGTCTTTCTCAAATACTCATCGTGATTATTCATCTTACCTTGTACGTCTTTTCCTTGTTGAGTCTGCTTATCGAATATTTGTATGTGTCCTGTATTAGTGTTTATTGTTGCTGGAAACGTGATACCATCGACACCAAATCTGTTTTTAATTACGTGAAATCTACCTGTGTTTGCTATTTTATCTTCTACCTTACGACTCATACTTATAACAAAGTCAGCAGTCATCACCTTACTATAATCTTCAGCTACTTTACTTGCGTCAATCACATCTTCTTCTAATGCTGAACGATTTGCTTGAGAAGCAGTCCAAACAGGAATATCATATTCACCTGCCATACCTCTCAAGTCTTCATAGATATTACCAAGTTGATGTCTTCGTTCTTGAAAATTACCCATCGGCTTTAAAATATCAGCATAGTCAACAATCACCATATCAGGCATCTTATCTTGTAACTCCATCTGTTTAAGATGTGCCGCAAGTGTTTGTACTGATGCTGTTCTTGTTGGATAATATTTTATTAACAGATATCCATCTAAAGTTTTTAATTTCTTTTCAACATCTTCTTGATAAAATTTTAAATTACCTGTCGGTATACCTGTGAATATTGTATCATATCGTAGACCAACATATTGTGAGTTCAACTCTAAAGTATAATGTGCTACGTTCATTCCTTTACGTACACAATTAGCACCTAATGCTTGTAATGTCCAAGACTTACCAATACCTGCAGGCGCTACTACAACTCCCAATTCACCTCCTGCTAATCCACCATCCATTATTTCATCTAAGGTATCCCATCCTGTCTTGATTGTATCTCTTGAAGAATTAGTCAATCTCTCTTCAAGTCCTTCTAAATATTCGTGTCCAAGACTTCTATCTTGTCCCGCTCTCAAAGCATCATCAATAATCTTCTTTATACTATCATAATCTTTATTTTCAAGTAAAGTAACACTCTCTATAATAGCATTTTTTAAAGTTTGATTTTTACAAAAATCAATAACTTTTTCTTTGACGAATTGTAAGTCAGTTGCTTCTATGTATCTCCAAGATTCTTTTAGACTTTCAACAACAGCAACTTTTAATACATCATTTTGAATCTCATCAGTTTTTATTTTCAATACTTCAAGTGTAGGAACATTTTTATACTCTATAAAATATTCCATTATGTTTTTGACTAAAAACTTATTTGAGTCTGATTCAAAATAATTTGAATCCATTATATCTGATATTTGACCTATAAACTGATTATCACTTAATAGTGAAGAAATGACCTTTGATTGAAACGTTGGCCCAAAGTGTGTCAATTTCTCATTGTTCGCCATATAATTCCTTTTTCATCTGAATATTCTTTTTGTTACGATAACGTGTACGTGCTTTATTTAAAACGTCTTCTCTATTTTTTAAGTAATAGTTCTGCGACCATTTTAATTGTGCTTTACGTTTTTCTTCTTCAGTTTTATATTTTAGTTTTCTACCCATTTTTCGAAAGATTATCTAAAGTGGCCCAATTCTCTCGCAACCATAATTCTAAATTCTTTATCTCATTTGAAAAGCCATCTTCAACATACATTTGACGAAACTTATAACTATTTAAAGAGTTAGGAGATTGTTCAACGAAGTCAAGAATTTTTTGTTTTGAACTGCCACTTATAATTACATCTGAAAGTTGCATTAATTCAAAATTTCTTTTCAAAATGTCTAAATTATCTTGCAGTCTGTTATCTCTACTCACTATTTCACTCAAACTCATTGGAGTATCAGATAGTTCAGGACATAGTTTCATCAAAGTTTTTAATCCTATACCTCTAACTCCATTTATGTTATCAGATTTATCTCCGTCTATCATTCTATACATCAAGAAGTTTTCAGGATGGATATCATACTCTTCCATCAAAGTTTCTGTAGTATATAACTTCTTTTTAGAAGGACTATACACATTCACGTTGTCATTAACTAATTGTAGAAAGTCTTTATCCGTAGACATTATGGTACAACGGCTAAACTTTCCCTTAGTCGCTACATAAGAAATTACATCATCTGCTTCCATATGGTCAAGCGAAAAATATTGTAAAGGCAAACAATCCATATACTCTTGCAATCTTGTCATCTGTTGAAACATTGATGTTCGTTCATTATCAAGACTCCCAAAAGAAACTTTTCTATTTAATCCTTTAAAAGCACGACCTGCTTTATACTCAGGATATATTTTCTTTCTTTTTTGAGAACCACCTTTGCCATCAAACACGATTAGGATTCTTGTAGGCCTGATAAGTTTTATAATATAACCTAAAGACCTCAAGAACCCTATCAATCCGCCTATGTGATTTCCATTATCACTCATCATAGGTATAGCACTAAAACATCTAATAAAGTTATTTAGACCATCTATTACTAACACATGGTCATTTAACTTCATCGGCTTAGATGGGTTGCTTTTTATTTCGTCAAGCAGACTCAGGTATCGCTTGTTCATTCGCTTCCTTAACTTTATCTGCTATATAATCTTCTAAATTACGTGTTGGTTTCCATCCTAATACTTCGTGTGCTTTTGTATCAGTACAAAGTGTTGTTCTCATTTCACCTGGTCTCGGACCTATGTTAACACTATCTGATTTATACATTGTAACCAATTCATTTATACTATGATTTCTACCACTACCCAATTCAAAGTATTCAGCTTTCAAATCAGTTCTTCCTTGACACGCCATCAATCCACCACATATATCTAAAACGTGTGTGAAGTCTCTTCTTTGTTCACCATCATTTGTAACGGTTAATGGTTCGTTGTTCAATTTCTGTTTATCAAAAATTGCTACCACTGCAACATAAGGATTGTCTGCAGGTATCATATGTTCTCCATAAACATTATAGAATCTACATATAGCTGTAGGCAAGTCATATATTTTAGAATACAACTCAACTAACATCTCTCCATTGTACTTATAGAAAGTATATGGATTAGCATATATGTCTCCGTGTGAAGAACTTGAACCAGCATAAACGACTTGAATATTACCATTTTGTCTCGCCCACTCTAATATGTTTTGTGTGCCAATAGTATTAGCCGCAAACGTATTTTTAGGTTCAGTAAATGATGGTTGTATTCTTGCTAATGCCGCAAGATGATAAATAGTGTCAGGTTTCCAATCACCTAAAATATCATTTAGACGATTATCAAAGAAATAATCTGCTACGTCAAATTCGTGATATTTTACTCTATCATCTTCAACCATATTATGTTTGAATCCTGTAGAGAAATTATCCAAAACTTGAATGTCTATTTCTTCGTGTTTTTTCAATAATGATTTCACAAGATTAGTTCCTACGAATCCTGCTCCTCCTGTTACTAAGATTTTCATTTATGTCTCCTTCTACATATCATCGATAACTTCATCGGTCTCAACAACATCATCAATTCCGAGTGCAGTAGTATCGTATTGTAGTATTAGTTTATTACAAACTTCGTTATAGATTGTTTCTTCAAGACCTTCGTTTTCTGATAAAACTTTATTAAAGTCTTTTGATTGAAATTTAATCTCATTATCTTTGTATACATAAGTATACCAAGCACCTGCTTGTTTAACAAGTTTATACTCCGACATAACTTGTAACCAAGATGCTTTATCATCAATGCCTTTATCAAAATATAAAGGAAACTCTGCTTTTCTCAAAGGTGGCCCTAAACGATTTTTTATAACCTGAGCGATAATCTTCATACCAATAGTATTGTTTTTCTTATCTTTAATCTGACCTTTATTCTTTAAGCGAATACGAGTTGATGAATGAAATGGTAATGCTTTACCTCCTGAAGTAGTCCAAGGGTCTCCAAACATTACACCAAGTTTTTGTCTTAACTGATTAGTAAATACAAGTGCTACACGTTGTCTGCCGACCATTTGAGTAATCTTACGTAGTGCTTTTGATATGATGATTGCTTTATGAGTAGCATAACCATCTTTATCAAAATCTGCTTCAACTTCAAACTTAGTAGATGCCGCAGCAACTGAATCGACTAATATAGTTACTAATCTATTCTTATCACTTTCACGAACCTTAGTAACAATCTCTTCGATAGCTTCGAAAATATCTTCTACGGTTTCAAGATGTAGATATAACATTTTCTTATTATCAACACCAATCACTTGTAGAAACTCTTCACTAACTGCTGTTTCAGTATCTATATAAACTGCAACACCATCTTTCTTTTGAGTCTCTGCGAGTATGTGAGCACCAAGTAAAGATTTACCACTTGATTCTAATCCATTGATTTCAGTTATACGACCAACAGCAATACCGCCATTAGGTCTATTTGAAATAGCCAAATCTAAGATACTTGAACCTGTAGATAAAAACTCTCTTATGTCTGTAGGTGTTGAATCACTACCATCAAGAAAGTATGCTACTTTATAATTTTTAAATTTTTTATTTAGACTATCGGCTAAGATATTCGCCAAGCCATCTTTGTCAGTTTTAGCCATGCTAACTCCTTAATCAAAAAAGGGCGAGTAAGAACCCGCCCTATGTTTGTGTTTATGTTATTTATTGAAGAGTTGGTCGAACGCTTCTGAAGTATCTTTCACGGTCTTCTTTGAAAGAACTTCATTAGTTACAGACATCCCATCAACCTCTTTACCTTCTTCATCATCAGAAGGAGTCAACCAAGTATTTAAGATTTCAGTAAGTTCTTCATAAGTCTTTTCTGCATACATCTCTTGAATGTTTGGTTGTTCGTTGATAATCTTGTCAAGAAGTTTATCATCTTCTGTGACAGGACTTTGATTAGGCTTTACTCTGATTGTAGTGACAGGAAAAGATTTTCCTGCATCTTCAGCTGAAACAAATTCAACCGTAATGTCACGGCCATTCATCGCATCTGTGATGTCACCATAATCAGGGTCTGCAATTACAGATAAAAGTTCTTGATAAACGGTTTTACCAAAACCCCAAAATCTAACGCCTTCTGATTCTTCACCTCTAACGACTACAGGTGCAAAAGTTCTCATCTTTGCCATAAGTTTTCTTGCTATCTGATAATCATCTTTGTTACCACTTGAACGTAGTTTTTGTGCAAACTCTTCAATCGGGTCAGGACGACCATATGTGATTGGAGAAAGATAAGTTTTGCCACCTAAATCATAATGAAAGAAAATTTCCTGAAAAGGATTCTCTTTGTTAAATTGATAAGGCACTACACGGACTACTTGTTTTCCGGGTTGTGGTTTCCATAAAT